GACAGAACCGGTGATTGTTTGATTACCTTTAAATACATTGGAACCTGTAGTTGCATATGAACCGGTTGCACTGATAAGAGAATTAACCTTACCGTCATTTGAACTTGTATATGCGTTAAATGATGCTGTTGTTGTATAGATACTTAAATCCTCAATGAATGATGCCGTGGATACGGCAGTTGGAACACTATCAGAATTACCAACCCATACATAACCTGGCTGAATATTTGGAAGACTATCTGCTACTTGATTAAATACAATACCTCTACCGTTATTATTTTGTCTTGTTACAACACCTAATACTTGTACTGATGCTGAACCTGTTGGTCTCGTATCAGTCCATCCTCCACCAACTCCCAAATAAATTACCGTACCAGCAGGATATGCGTTTGTATCAACACCTTGTATTTCACCACTTATAATTGCTGTACCGGTTGCTGCCGGTGCTAATGTATTGTCATATGCAATTAATGTTGCTGGTCTTCTTAATGGATTACTTGCATCTGCAATATAAACATTTGCGTTATCACCTGTTGCACCACTAACAAATAGAGGTGTACCTCTTAGTATTGAAGATGTTTCTGAGTTATGTATATTCTGATGTAATGTCTTAACCCAATCAAATATAAGATTACCATTTCCGTCAGTTTCCAAGAACATATCAGCAACACCATCATTTATTGGATATATTAATCCACTAGCTGTTAATGAACCGGTTATGTTAAGGTTTTGATTTAGTATACTATCCTTTATGTAAGATGCGGTATGTGCATTCTCAGCAAAACTTGATGACAATGCAAAACTACTATAAGATGATGATACAGAATTTTGTGCCTGTGATGCAGACAAGGCATTCTGTGCAAATGATGCTGTACCTTGTAAATCACCAAAGAAACCGGCAGATGCTGTTGCAGAACCTGTTATAGATAATGGTCCATTAGGTAATATTACAGTACCGAATAATGTTTGTGTATCTGATGGTTCATCACCAAGTATGTTTGAACCTGATGTGAATAAAACCGATGATGTTTGAAATATTGTTTTTAAATATGTAATAGATGCTGATAATGCAGTAATCTCACCGGTCACATTTAAACTACCTGTGATAGTCTGAGTACCTTGGAATATATTAGAACCTGTGGTAGCATAACTACCGGTTGCACTAATAAGAGAGTTAACCTTTGTATCATTACTACTTGTATATGAGTTAAAAGAACTACTATCTAATTTCTGATTGATTTGAGATTGTAATGAACTTGTAGCAGTTTCGAGTGATGTTAATCTACCATTCTGTGCAAGGTCTGTAACTGCTATACTTTGAGATAGTGAGTTAACTGATGATGTTGTAGCAAATCCCAAATCAACAATCTGTTGTGAACCTGATACAATACCTGCCGGTAATGGATTAGAAGGTGCATAAGATGCTGATTTTGCGTTGTCAGCAAATGAAGCCGATGTTACATTATCTATAACAATTGTGTTAGTTGAACCATTACCTTTTGTAACGTCAATTCTATCATTGAGTACCCCTGATACAACACTTGTTACAAATGACCCACTCTCAGTTTCAGTCACATATGAACCGGTTTGAGATATAAGTGAGTTGACCCTACTATCATTACTTGATGTATATGCATTAAAGGATGAAGTGGTCACCAATGAACCACTATCAATAACTGCTGTAACACCGGTCAATCCACTACCATCCCCTCGGAAGGAACCGGTAATAACAACGGATGATGTTGATACCTGAATAGGTATATTATTACCAACACCGTCCTGAACATATTGTAATGTTGAATGGTCTCTCAGGAACATCACATCTACTATATGCGAATGGTTGTGTTATTTGTAGTGTTAGTGTCCAACCTCCAAGTATCGTTTCAAATCTCTCAAGGAACGGACTTACGTTCGAACCCCATATACTTTGATATTGAGATAAATATAATATGGTGAATATATCCTTGGTTATTTCCAAAGTATCATTCATCACATCTCTTTGATTGGAATAATCATCATTTATCCTGTCAGCAATTATAATCTGAAAGGTATATATTAATTCATTTCTTGCTAATACCGTATCCTGTGGAACTACATACATTCTTGTATATAATGGTTCCTTGTCTGTTGCAATATCATTTGTTAATTGTTCTATATCCCCAAATCCATAAGACATAATCTGTTGGTGTGAATTACCAATGTTCTGTAAGTCAGTTAAGATTTGTTTATAGTTTACATAATATACTTCTGTTGGTAATGTAAGACCGGTGAAAGGTAATACACACTTGTTGTAATCAAATGGTTGTTCTATCGTTAGGTTCATTGTCCATCCACCTAAGATGGTTTCAAACCTTTCCAAGAATGGTGTGACATTTGGTCCCCATATTGGCTCGTAGTCAATTGAGAAACCTCCCCACTCTGCCGTGTATGATTGATATAGAATGGTAAAAATATCCTTGGCAATTTCCAAGGTGTCACTCATTACATCCTGTTGATTGGATAGGTCATCATTAATCCTATCCATAATAATAATGGAAAAGTTATAATCTAATCTATTTTGATTTAGGGTAACATCGCCAGGAACCACATACATTCTAACATATACCGGTTCTTTCTGTGTTTCAACATCCATTGTGACCTGTGTAATATCACCATAACCAAATGAATTAATCTGATTGTGATAAAACGCTATCCCACTTAAATCTTGGACTATCTGTTTATAATTTACCATATATTACTAAATATAAATAAATTAATTTTAAAGACGTTTAGTCTGTTTTTTTTGCAGGTTGGTCATGTGTTTGTCATACTCAATCAAATATGATAACTGATTGAACACCTCCATTATTTTGCTTTCGTATATAGTCTTGTGTTTTGTAAAATCGTTTTGAGTAATTCTGTTGACGACAACGAACCAACCATAGGTTTTTTGGAGATTGCTGCCCATATCCATTTCCTCATCACCCAAGTTAATTTTATCTTCGTCCATATCGATAAGGTCGGGATTGAAGATAGATGGGAATAACTTGTAAATCTGTTTACGAAGTTGATAAAAAAAAACTGTGCTCCGAGAACGTACTTAATATCTAACTCCTTTTTGAACAACTCGGCTCGTTCCTTCATCGAGTCCACATTGTATTTCTCAATCTTATAGTCGTGTTCTGACTTTTCTTCTATGATTGGTCTATACATAACTGCCGATAGTATGTGTAGTAAATCCAATAACTCATCAGGTTTCTTTCCTGATATGGTATCCATGTCCACAAACTCGGCAAATGTTAACTCCTTCCAATCAGGGAAGAACCCGTAATCAACACCATTGATTTTAAACCGGTCTATGAACTTAGGTTTCTCCAATGGAACCAATGACATAAGATATGATGCAAGATATTGAACCTGTTGGTAATCTGTTTCCAACAAGTCCTCAAGTGGTGCACCGGTAACTATGTTTACAATCTTAGCTGCAAAGTAGTCATCAGAGAATAGGTCTTTAACCTTATAAATTTTACTGTAATTTTCTATCGATATAAACTCAGGTAGTTTATATTCCTGTTCATCTATTTTAAATTTTATCATACGAATGCAATACTATATTTGCCTGTTGTTTTTTGATTCTTTATTTCCGGCAACATCCTCATCATTAGTGCATCAGATAAGTCAGGAGACTTTCCCAATATCCTTTTCATCTCATCCTTTGATTGGACTGCAACCTTATTGTCTTTGTCTATGTCTTTTAGTTTGACTGCTAATAACTCCTGTGTTAAGTTATCCACAATTGCCGGTTCTAATATGTTAATAGATATTTGTCCCTCTCTAAACATATCAGATAGTTTAACATAACATTGTGATTTTAGATTGGAGAAGTTTTGGTCGTGTAGTGGTCTTGCGTTGTTGACAAAGTTTGTACCTCTGATTTGATCTGCAACTCCTCCACCAACTCCATCACTATCTATTATACAATTATTAGGGTGAATGCCGTGTGACCTTATTAGGTCCTGAATTTCGGACGATAATTCTGTGGTTGATAACTTGGTATACACATGACATGATATGACCACCAGCCCCACCCAAATCATTACCACAGACCTGTCATCAC